GACCGGTGTCGACCGCGGCTGAGTGCGGCGACGAAGGGTCGAACGCATGAAGGCGCATCTCACCGAACGCGGAGTGAAAGGGCTCGAACCGGGGCCGAAGAACATCATCATCTATGACAAGGAGGTGGTGGGCTTCGGTGTGCGGATCACGAGCGGCGGCACGCGCGCCTTCATCTTGACCTATCGGATCGAGGCCCGGGAACGCCGCCTCACGATCGGCGCATGGCCGGATTGGTCCGTTGCCGCCGCTCGGGAAGAGGCAAAGCGCCTGAAGCGTGAGATTGATCTGGGCCGAGATCCGATGGCCGAGCGCGACGAAGCGCGCGAGTCGCCGAACATGCGGCAGCTGATCGACCGCTATCTTGAGGAACACGCAACCAAACTCGCAAAGCGGAACCGGGACGATCAGGAATCCATGTTGCGCAAGCTCGTCGAACCTTCCTGGGGGCCGCGCAAGGCGGCGGAAATCCAGCCCGAGGATGTCGATAGGCTGCTCGGCCAGATCGCCAAGGGCACGCCGGGCAAGAAAGGGCGGAAGCCGACGCCGGTGCGGGCGAACCGCGTCGGCGAAATCCTGCGCAAGATGTTCAATCTCGCGATCCGCTGGCGCATCCGCACCGACAACCCCGCCTCCGGGTTTGCCCGCAACGCGGAAGCGCCTCGGGATCGCTATCTCTCAACCGATGAAATCGGCCGGCTCTCCGCCGCCCTCGACGCCCATCCGAACCGGCGCGCCGCCGATGCGGTGCGCCTGATCCTGCTCACCGGCGCGCGACGTGGCGAGGTGCTTGGCGCGCGCTGGGATCAATTCGACCTCGATGCCGCCATCTGGATCAAGCCCGCCGCGACGATCAAACAGCGCCGCTTGCATCGCGCGCCGATCAGCGCGTCCGCCGCGGCGCTTTTGCGCACGATCCGGCTTCGCGTGCCCGAGGATTGCCAGTGGGTGTTCCCCGGCGAGGCCGAGGGCAAGCCGCTTCAGGACGTTAAACGGTTCTGGGAAGATGTCCGGGCGAAAGCCGATCTGCCTGCCGTTCGCATCCACGATCTCCGCCACACGTTCGCGTCACTGCTGGTCTCGGGCGGCATGACGCTGCCGATGATCGGTAAGCTGCTCGGCCACACGCAAGTGCAAACGACGCAACGGTACGCCCACCTACTCGACGATCCGCTGCGGGCTGGGCTCGAACAGGTTGGCGATTTGCTGCGGGCGAAGCCGAGGCTGGTTATCGGAGTGGGTTCCTAAAATCCTCAAGCGGAGAACTGGGTTCTTCGATAGAGTGGGAGTGGCCCACAAACCGATCCACCATAGCTGTTTGCCACTGATGGGATCAATGTTGATCGCTGTTCGCCTGCGGCGTGTCATCGTCCAAACCTTCACCATATTCGAGCTTGCGCATGGCGATATCGGACTCGGCATCTTGCTGAGCGGCCGCGATCGCGTTCTCAAGACTTCTGATATGGGCCTCGGCGAATAGCCGCACCGGTTCGCGCTCGTCTGCGAGCCATGATTCAAGACGTTTCCGCTCCGCGATCACCGCGTCACGATAGCCGAACTCGCCATGCATAACGCCGGTCTCGCCGAGGGCTGCACGCACACCGCGAAGGAGTTCATCTTCGGCGGGAACTACCGCGACCAGTTCTTTGAGCACGGTGAAGGCGACATCCGCACCGTCGTAGTTCGACATCACGTCGATCACAAAATCCTGCACCGCGCGATCGCCGGACCTAGCGTATTCGATCAACTGCTCGATCACATCCTCAGGCAATTCCGGGAAGATGTTCGCGACCACGCGGGCGCTCTTGTATTGGCCCAGAAGCGGATCGGCCCGATGCCATTCTAGGGCCTCTGGCAAGAGAAGCGGCCCAGAACGCTGCATCGAATGGTGGAGACTGCTAAAGTCATGGGGGACAGCCTCGAAGCGATCGTCGACCAAGGCGTCCTCCTTTTCCTCCCGCTCGCGTTCAAGACGCGCGCCGAACAAATCGATGATCTCGGCGGCGTGCGCCTCGCCGTAGCAGGCGAGAAGCTCCTCGGCGCGGAAGTCTATCTTCGGAAGATCACGGACCGCTGCGAACAGCGCATCGCGCTCGGTATTGTCAAACTGCGCGAGAATTCCGGATCGCTTGCCCCAGATCCATACTGGCTCCGTCCAGTGATAGCGCCCGCGTTTGCTGAGGAATGTCACCGCTTCGATCGCAAGTTTGCGCGCTAGTGGCATGCCGAACTCGGACGCGCGGGCCGCGCAAGCCTCCAGCACCTTGTAAACTGCGGCATCGTCCTCCGCAGCGATGCCTTCCTTTGCGATCTTCTCCAGTAGATCGGGCGAAGCCGGCTCGACGTGCCTGATGAAATGCGCGATCCCGCTGAGGTCAGCTTTGCGATCGATGGCGGCGGTAATCCACTTGAGCGCAGCCTCACGATCGCTTGCGTAGAAGCCGCGCAGCATGCCGGGCGTGAATTGCGCGAGCGGCTGGCCGCGGCTTCGATTGAGCCAGGCCGCAGCGATCACCGGCGATTTCTGCGCTATGTCCGCGATGAAATTGCCCAGCTGCGGGAACATGGCCATGTCTTCCGACTTAATCGCCGCATAGCCATTGAGGCGGTCGTACCAGGCGTCGCTTGTTGTTTCTGTGACCTGCGCCACATATTCGGCGGCGCGCTCCTTGCGAAAAGTATCCTTCGCCGCAAAATCGACCTTGGCTTCGTCCTCGTCCCACTCGTACTCGAAGACGGACTCGAAACCGACCAGCGTCTTGAAGATGACGAAGTTGCCATCGGCGTTGAACCGGTCGCGAAGAGCCTGAGCGGCGACCATGACCGCGTCACGCGCTGCACGTACCCCCTCGTCCTTCAGCGCATCGGCCGGCATATCCTTCGCGCGCCGATAGTCGAAAAGCGTGTCGTGCTCGATCTTTTCTTTCAGAAGACCGCCGAGATCGTCCGCCCGCTCGGTCAAGAAGCTGATGACCGTGCATGTGTCGGTGAGCACGCGCTCCAACAGCGGATCGGCGTAGCGCCCATGTGTCGGAAGGCGGGTCGCCGATTGCATGGCTGAGTAGATTTCGCGGCGCTCGCCCTCGCTCCGTGACGACGTGAACAGATCACTGAGCGTGGCCATCGCGCGATCGCGAACGATTCGCATGCGGTCGGACACGTTCACGGAGCCGGTTTCCCATGTGAACGTCTTCGATGTGCTCGACGTGCCCGTCACGTCAGGCCTCAGGCACTTGTCTGCGACCTCGATCATCAGCGGGCGCGTGCTGGCGAGACGATCCTGCGGCGTCGCCGCGATAGTGTCGAGCAGGATTTCCTGCACCGCCGGGCCGAAGCGCCGCCAGACGTGAAGCGTGTGCTGTGCGAGTTCGCCGACGGCATCCACAACCTTCTGCTTTAGATCTGGCTCGTCGAACACCAAATAGAGATCAGAATAGGCGGCGTAAGCGTCAGCCGGCTCGACATAGCGGATATCCCCGAGGATGTTGATGATCTTCTCCAGCACTTCCTCGTGCGTGCGCCCCGACATCGGCCCAATCGGCGTCTCCACGGGCGTGATTGCCATGGCCGCCGCCTTGCCTGCCGCCTCGATCAACATCGATCGTATTTCTGGCGCCGCCGCGGCCTTGTCGTCGATGATTGGCAGAACGACCGTCGCGTATTGCTCAAGACGTTCGACGCGCGCGTTGTTATCGGTTGCATCTCGGATCGATGCGAGGATGTCGCTCTCGACAAGGTGTTGGCCGCTCACAATGTGCTCGAAGTCGTTCAACACCTGCTGGAATTCATAGCCAGCGCGCAGCAGATAGTTCTGCTGGATATCGCGCATCCGCTCTTTGATCTTCGCCATTTGCGCTGCGCCGACGCCATCGAGCTTAGGACTCTTGTAGATCGTGTCGTGCGCCGTTTCCGACCAAGCGTGATCCAGGATTGTCTGAACCTGCACCTCGCACTGGAGGCTGACAAACCGCTTATACTCGGTGAGAGCGACGCGGCTGTCCTTCAGGCGCACGACATAGTTTCGGCCTATGAATTGCGATTGCTCAGTCTCGCCATCCCGGCGCGGATAATGAATTTTCGTCCGCTCCCAGACGATCTCGAAGTTCTCCCGTAGGATGCCGGAATGGCTCAAGCGAGCGATGTCGCTGTTCGTGTAGACGACGATGCGCACGCCAGCGAGGTCCTTCACCTTCGTCTCGATGTCGGTCACGGTCCCGTGGAGCTTCTTGCTAACCTCCGACAATGCCTTCGCGCGCTTCTGGATGACTTGGACGCGGATGCTGCCGTTCGCTTTCAGAGCGGCGTCAAAGATAGCCGCCACCACATTGGCGAAATCGGCATAGAGCGCTTTTCCGGTCTGTTCGTATTCGTCAAGTGTCATGGCCTTAAAGCCTTATAGAATCAGCGTTCTGTTAAGTCTTACACGTTGGCAGAGCACACGCATGCTAGGGCGCCGGGACGTTTCCTACGCCGACACCAGTTCCTTCCAGATCGCCGAAACCTTCCGCCGGACCGTGCGCTCGTCAGGCGGTGGGATGTCCTCTCGACCAGCGAACCAATCCATCATGTCGCGCACCAGCTCGCCCTGGCTGACCGGCATGCCATGATCGTGAACCCGCCGGGCGATGGCTCCGGCAAAAGCGTCCCAATCGTGCTTCGGCGGCGCGCCCGGCCCGGGCAGGCGCTTCGCGACGGCCGCTTTCTTGGCCGTGTCGGCAGCGACCGCTGCGAACAATCCCCAGGCGCGCTCGCAACGCTCGAATTCGGCACGAAGGATGATCACGTCCGCCGCCGTCACCGCGACGCCATCGGCCGGCCGTGCGATCCATTCCCAGTCTGCTTTCTTCGATCGCCGGAACCGCCGAACCATCGCCGGCTTGCGCGATGCACCCTCGCGCCGAAATAGCGCCACCACGTCGGCGCCGTCGATCTCGACGATCCCCGAAGCGATCTGCTTGTCGGTCGTATCGACAGTCGGCAGCACCGCCGAAAGTGAAATCTCGCCGTCAATGGCCCAGCCGGCGATGTCGAGTGGCGCGACCTGCCAGCGGATGGCGGTATCGGCAACGGTGAGAAAGGAACGGGGCGGTGGTGCCATCTCGAAACGCTCGTCTATTTGGTCATGGTCACTTGCTGCTGGATGTTCCGGCGTCACGGCTGCGTCGATAGAGCGTCACCACCGCCTTGATATCGCCGCGCAGATCAGGCGGCAGGCGCCCGGCTTCGCAGAAGAGATCATCGAGCCTTACCTCAAGGATCGCGGCCACACGCTCCACGAGATCGTCGCGCGGCGGGTTTTCCTGCTCGCGCTCGACGCGGCTCCAATAGGCCGGCGAAACCCCTAGCCGTTCGGCGAACTCGTTGAGGCCGTAGCCTTTGGCGTTGCGGTGAAAGCGGACGGTTTGACCAAAGGCCATCAGTTCTTGCTCCCGGTTTCGAAACGGCGGCCGATGAACCCGCCCTTGGCCAGGCGAACCGCCATGAAGGCGGAGGTCACGCCGAAGGTCTCGGCAAGATCGTCAACCAGCAATCCCAGGGTGCCCTCGCTGGGATCGACATCGATGAAAGGGACGGGCCGGCCGTCGGTGGCGCTGCGCCAGCGAAACGGGAGGCTCACCGCGCTGGCGTGTTTGGGAAGGACACGCGCAAGCCGGTCGGCCGGAGCGAGAAACGCGCCCATGAACTCGTCGGCCCGCCATTCCACCCAATCGATCGGGGCGCCGGGCCTAGCGACGGCCGGCGCGATCGAGGTGCGGAACGTCCGCCGAATATTGCCGCCGAGTGCCGCGGGCATATCGAAAATGGCGTGTGCGAACTCGTGCGCGGCGGTCGAGCGGATCACCTCAGGCTGATCGGCCAGCAGGCTGCCGTTCACGCTGATCATAACCGTGTCGGCAAGTTCGGGATCGTTCTCGCAAACACCCAACACTTCGCGACCCTGGTCGTCGTGGATCGGCCGATCGAGGCCCCACGATAGGATGATCGGATTTCCGTTGACGACGAGCCGCGCCGTCTTGGCGATCAGGGCCGTGATGTCGATTGGCCTCGGCTGAGCCCCAAATAGCCGCGCGCGCAATTCGCCCGCGATCTTGGCCAGCGCAAAGGCGCTGAGGCGATGAGGCTCGCCTCCTGCCGTGCTTGGATATGCGATAGCTAGTGCCATCCCCCGCCTCCTCCTTGTAACCCAATTAGTCAACACTCGGTTCTTGATATGTTCTTTTCGGTCGAGAGTCGAGTCGGATTCTCTGGAGGCGATTACGTCGGCCTGTGAACTGACGGGAAGCGTATCGGCCCGACGGGTCCATCTGGCTCCCATCGAGATTTCGCCTTCTGGTCGTTTTCGCCAGTGTTTCCGCCCCTATTGTGCTCACCTTTGCGCCCGTCCCCTCGTTGCTTCCGCCCCGTTTGTGCCCGTTTCAACCCTGCCTGAAGGCCGTCGCCCGTGGTGCCTTTGCGGTCATCGGAACCGCAACGGTCAAGGAACGATCATGGACGATCAAGTTAATGGGCAACGAAATGCGGAGCCTTCCGCCGAACTGATGCAAGGCTGGATGGGTCGCCGGGAAGTTGCCGAAGCGATCGGAATATCGGCCGCTACGCTGCAGCGGTGGCAAACCCGTCGTATCGGGCCGCCCTGCGTTCGGATCGGCCGTCGCGTCTTCTATCGCGCCGACGCCTTCCGCGAATGGATGATCTCGCAGGAGCGCGGGCCGGTGGTTTCGAAGCGCGGTGGGTCGGCCCGATGATTGCGCCCCTCCTGATCGCCAATCGCCTTGAAGCCCGGGCGCTTGTCGCGAACGCTGTTCGCTCGGCCTTCTATGAACGCTTCGGCGACAACCCTTCCTGCGATGATCGTCTCTGGCAAATCGATCCGCTCTCCCGGCTCGATTTCGTCAGTGATGTCGAGCTCAAGCTTGGCGTTGCCTTCCGCGACGAGGATCTCGAATTCCTCGAAACTCCGTCCGACCTGATCGAACGCGGCGCCGAAATCCTGATCCGCGAGGGGGTGCGATGAGCAACCCCTTCGAACGGCACGGAATCGATCACCTCTCCGCTTCCTCGCTCAATCTGTGGGCTGCTGAACCGGCGCTCTGGATCATGGAACGCTTGCTCGGGCGACGTTCGCCCTCGGGCATTCCTGCTGCGCGCGGCAGGGCCGTCGAGGCGGGCGTCAATATCGGCCTTCACGATCCGGCATTGCCGGTCGAAGTCTGCATTGCGGAAGCGGAAAGCGTCTTCGATCGCGAAACCGCGCTCAACCCCGATCCGCGCCGTGATGAGGAACGCAAGAAGCTGCCCGGCTATGTGCGCGGCGCCCTTGCCGAACTCCGGCAGTACGGACTGCCCGATGCCGACGGCTATCAGGGCAAGATCGAAATCCGCGTCGATGATGTGCCGGTTCCGGTGATCGGCTTCGTTGACTGGCGGTTCTCGGCCCACGGCCTGATCGTCGATCTCAAGACGACCGAACGGCTGCCCTCCGCGATTGGCGCGAGCCATGGCCGGCAGGGCGCTGTCTATGCGGCGGCTCACGGCAATTTCGGGATGCGTTTCGCCTATGCGAAGCCGGCGCCCGGCAAGGGCGATGGCCGGCAAGTCCAGGTCCTCGAAATGTCGCGCGATGAGGAGCGCGCCCATCTGGCGGCGCTTCGCATCATCGCGCTCTCGCTCGGGCGCTTCCTCGCCCTTTCCCATGATGCCCGCGAACTCGCGAGGCTCATCGTCCCTGACTTCGACAGCTTCTACTGGTCGGACCCGTCCGTTCGCGCGGCCGGTCGGGACGTCTTCGGGTTCTGAACCCGCAACCGCTCAAGGCTCAACGCTCAAGGAGACGAACAATGGCTCTCAATATCGGCGCTTCCGGCACCAGCCGGCCTTACGTCAAATACAACGCCAAGTCCGACAAGTGGTTTATCCGCGCCGAAGGCGGCGGCGATCTTGAAATCGCGCGGCCGACGTTCCTGCTCGATCTCGCCAACATCCGCACTGGCTGGCTCCGCTTTCAGGAAGGCCAGGCTCCGGAACGCCTGATCGATCCCGCGCTCGACCGCACCGCGCCCAGCCCTGGCGAGGGCTTCAAGCGCGGCTTTGTGGTGATGGCGTTCTCGCCGAAGTTCTTCGGCGGCGCGGTCGAAATGGCGTCGGCCTCGATCCACGTCTCGAATGCGATCCGTGATGTCTATGCGGCTTTCGAGGATCAGGCCGGACGGAGCGAAAACCGCGGCAAGGTGCCGGTCATCGCCTGCACCGGCGCCGACGCCATGAAGGACAAATACGGCACGAACTATCGGCCGAAGCTCGAACTGACGAAGTGGGTCGATCGTCCGGCGGACTTCCCGGACGCCTCCGCCGTGGACGAGAGCGAGGTCTGGCAAGGCAATGCGGCTTCGACGCCGAAGCCGGCTTCGAGCCACGTCCCGCCGCCCGCCACAAAGCCCGCTCCGCAGCCTGCTTACGAGACCGACTTCTGATCTTTCGGCGCTCCCGGTGCGTCCGGGAGCGCCGACTTCTTCCCAAACGGCTGAGCATCCCCACACGCGGACACGCGAATGACAACCCTTGCGCCAATTCCAGAGCCCGACGCGCAAGCGATGCTCCGCCATGTCGAACTCGTGTTCGGCGGCGCCTTCGAAGGTGCGATCGATGGGCTTGCCGAACTGGCTTGGACCGATCCTGCGACCGGCGCGCTGTCGCGCGGGCAATTGTTCGGAACCGATCAACTCGAGGAACTGGCCGACCGCGCCGCAGCGCTCAATCGCGTCGAAGGCTGCAACGTCTATCTCGGTGCTGCGCTCCGCAAACCGGGCATCACACCGGATCGGCGCGCCTCCGATGCGGCCTTCTATGCCGCGCCTTTCGCCTGGGCCGATATCGATGACGATCGCGTCGATGCCGCGATCAAGACGGCAAAGGCGGCGGGTGTGCCGCCGACCATGACCGTCGTCACCGGTCGCCATCCCCATGTTCGGGCGCAATTGTGGTGGCGGCTGGCGGAAGTCGAACGGGATGGCACGGCAATCAAGGCGCTGTGCTCAAGTATCGGCCTGGCGCTCGGCGGCGATAGCACCGTCTCGAACCCGTCGCGCGTGCTCCGGCTCGGCGGGTCGATCGCCTGGCCGACGAAGCCCGGCCGCGTTCCCGAAACAACCGAAGTCCATATCCCCGAAGACGGTCGCCCGCCCGCTTATTGGGCGGCAACGCTCGCGAGAGCCTTCGCCGCGCCCGCCCCGCTTTTGAGCGCGGCGCCGAAATTGTCGGAAGAGCCCGCTCCACCCAGCGCGCCTTCCTCTATCGCGTCGAAACCTTTGGACCTGCCGATCGGCAGCCTGTCGGTCGAGGCGACGCTTGCCGCGATCCAACGCAATGATCGGTGGCACCAGAACGCCGTTCGCCTCGTCGGCAACTGGGTGGCGCGCGGATTTTCGGATGCCGAGATCCTTTCCCTCGCACCGGCCTTGACCATCGGTCGGGCGGCGGACGGGCGAACCTACACACCCGATCAGACCCGCCAGCAGCTCGCCTCGATGATCGTTGGCGCACGGCGCAAGTGGAATGTCCCGAACCCCTCGGTGGCGATCGACGACAGGCTTCCGCCGCCGCCTCTCGAAATCGAATGGGAGGATGGCGCGCACACTGCGATGATTCCGCGTCGCCGCTGGCTCGTCGGCTCCTTTGCAATCCGCGGCCACCTCACCGTGCTGGTGGCGCCGCCCGGCGCGGGCAAATCCACCCTCGGGATCGCGCTCGCCGTTGCCGGCGTCACCGGTCGCGGCGAGATCGTCGGCGAGATCGTCCATGAAACGATCAAGGCGTGGGTCTGGAACAATGAGGACGATCGCAACGAACTGCGGCGCCGCCTCGCGGCGATCATGCAGCAATGGAACGTCGCGCCCGCCGATCTGCGCGGCAAGCTCGGGCTGAATTCTGGTTCCGAACGTCCGCTCGTCATCGCCAAGGCCACCAAGGACGGCGCGGTGGTGCGCCTGCCCGATATCGAAGCGATCATCGAACGAGTGCAGGCCGAACGTATCGGCCTCTTGATCGTCGATCCCTTTGTCGAAACTCACGAGGTCGACGAAAACAACAACGCCCAGATCAAGGCAGTCGCCGCGATGTGGCGCGAAGTGGCCCGGCGCGCCGATTGCGCCGTCGTCATCGTTCACCACACCGGCAAACCGCCGTCTGCGTCGCCCGACGCCTGGACCGGATCGTTGTCGGCCTCCCGCGGCGCCTCCTCCTTGGCCGGCGTCGCGCGGATCATGCGCACGCTCTTCGCAATGTCGCAAAGTGACGCCGACAAGTTCAACCTCGATCCCGAGGAGCGGCGCCTCTGGGTCCGGCTTGATGATGCGAAGGCGAACCTCTCACTCGCGTCGGGTTCGGCGCGTTGGTTCAAGCGCGTGTCGATCACCATCGCGAACGGTGAGGAAGTCGGTGCGCTCGTGCCCGGCGATCCGAACGAACAAATCTCGAAGGCCGATCGCTCTCCCGAAATCGAAGCTGCCCTCTTTGAGGCAATCAAGGCCGCTTGGAATGCCGGCGCGCCGCTCTCCGAACAACCGCGCGCGAAGGATCGCTATGCGCCGTGGATCGTCGGCAAGGCGCTCCGCTGCGCCGCCGAAACCGTCGCGGATGTGCTGGCCCGGTTGATGGCCGCGGGCGCGATCGAACGCGCGCTCTTCAACGCCAAAACGAAATCCTACGGCCTGCGGATCGTCCCTTTGGACGAGCGCGATCTGCGCGGCGCGGGCCGAATTCATGAACCGGAGGAATTCGAATGACCGCAAGGGTTCAGCGGCGACAAGGCGGAGACGCCTGCCAAGCGTTTGATTTCATTGGAGGCGGGAACGTCGCGGAGACGCGGAATCGTGTCTCCAACTCGTTGATTTCAAAGCGGACACGGAAACGGAGACAGGCAAGTATCCCCTTCGGGGATACCGCGCGGGCGCGCACGCGAGGGCGTGACGCACCGCGCTCCCGGCCGAGGGCGCTGGCATGACCGCCGCCCTTAGCCCGATGCCCGCGACCGATCTGGCGAAGGCCTCGCTCGATCGCCTCGATGCGGTGGCGTCCGCAATGGAACGCAAGTGGGGAATTGATCGCCTCCCAAAGCTTGTCGATGCGCCGCTGGCCGTCCGGTTTCGGTCGCAGGCCGAACGTCTGGACGAAGCGATCCGCTCGGACATTTCGGCCGCGGTGTCTATCCAGGCCGAAGCCATGCTGCGGGCGTGGAACGCGCTCGATGCCGCCGCGATCAAGGGCGGCTGGAAACCGCTCGCGCCTTCGATCTGGGAAGCCGTGCTTCCCGAAACCGGCGAGGTCATCGCGATCGTGCGGGATTCCGCCGAAGCCTTCGCCATCGCCAGGGAACGCAACGGCGCGGTCTGGACGCTGACGGAAGTCGCTCTCGCGATTGAGCACTTCGGCGACATGGTCCGCGCCACGAAGGCAACGTTCCCGGGTGCCCAGGTTAAGGCGGTTCGGCCGGCGGGAGCCACCGCGAAACTTGCGATCGGTTCTGCCGCGCCTGTCGCCGCGACAGAACGCGAGACGATGCCCGCCCGCAATCTGCCTGCGCGCAACCGCCGAAACCGTTCTGTGGGCCTTTCTGGCGTTTACGCGCCGCTGCTCGATGCCCGCCCCGAAACCCCGTCCACCGAGCCGCCGATCGATTGGGAGCGCGGCGATGACATCCCGTTTTGAACCGCACCGGAGAACCCCAATGCTTGCCCTCGCCCAGGAACATCCTGAAATCCCGCCGGCGCCAACTTTGTCGCCGCCAAAACCCCGAACGATCCTCGCGCTAGATCTCGGAACCCGAACCGGCTGGGCTGTGCTGCCGCGGTCGGGGCGTATCGCCTCCGGTGTTTGCGAATTCCGCCCCGGCCGTTTCGAAGGCGCCGGAATGGCGTTCCTGCGCTTCGAGAAATTCCTTGCCGATCTCAACCGCGATGCTGGCCCGTTCGACGCCGTGGTGTTCGAAGAAGTCCGGGCGCACGCCGGAACGCTCGCCGCGCAGGTCTATGGCGGTTTTCTCGCCCATCTCACCGCTTGGTGTGAGCGCCAGGCCGCGCCCTATCTGGGCGTGCCTGTCGCCACGATCAAGCGGCACGCGACCGGCAAGGGCAACGCGCCGAAGGAGGACGTTATCCGCGCGGTGCGCGCCCAGGGCTTTCTGCCGAAGGACGACAACGAGGCCGACGCGCTGGCGCTTCTCGCCTGGGCAATCGCGAACGAGATCGGAGGCGCGCGATGAATCTCGGTGATTTCGATCGCCGCGCCTTCTTCGAAAAGGTTCAAACGATCCTCGCTGAACGTGGCGGTGAATACGCCGATCCTCGGCCGCTCTTCGAAGAAATCGCAACTCGCTGGACCGCCACAACCGGCGTCAACATCGCGCCCCAGCAGGTCGTGCTCTGCATGCTCGATCTAAAGATCGCCCGGCTCAGCGTGAACTGGAGCCATGCCGACAGCATCGCCGATCTGGCTGGCTATGCCGCGATCCTGGCCGAGATCAACCACACACGAAAGGACGCCCCGTGACACCGCGCGAGATCGAGGATCGTTTTGAAGAGGCTGCCCGGACGCTGCGCCGTCTGCCCGACGACAAGCCGAAGGGCTATTTCAACGTTTGGCCGCCCATCGTGCGAACGACATGGGAGATCATGGCCATGGAGCGCAGGCCAATGAAGGTCTGGGCTACCCCGCAATCCATAGATCGCATGGACGAATGCTTCGCCTGGCTGTTCTGGCTCGAACCCGACGAGGCGCGCGTCGTGTGGATGCGCGCGGAGGGCATGCGTTGGAAGCCGATTTGCCGAAGGCTCGGCGTAGGCCGCGCGACGGCGTGGCGGTGGTGGGCGGGGGCGCTGATCAAGATCAGCCTGCGGCTGAAGGTGGATGCAAAGGCGCGGAGCGCGAAAGTGAGGAAGCAGGCGTCGTGACGGGGGTGCCCTTCCGCGCGCGTAGAGGCGACTTGAACGCGCATTCGACGACGTGGAAGCGGCGTTCACCTGTGCTCAACAGGCGGATATTGACGCCAGATTGTAGAACTTCGCGCGAGACATTTTCGGGCGTTTTGGCGATATTTGCTGCGATGATCGCGAGAGGTGCAGGCACGGCGCAACGATCGCCGGCACCCTCGCTTCCCCGAACCCCGCCCTTCTAGGTTCTTCCCGGCCCTCAACGTATGCGGGCGGCGGCAGCGCGATCCTTTGCTAGCGGCAGGTTCGCGAACCGGGTTCGCACCCCGCCCGTAAGGTTCGCGGGTTCGCACCCAGTTCGGGCCACGTTTACCCTCGGAATAGGTTCTCGTTGTGCCAACTAAGCGCGGTTCGATCTGGAGCACGCCGCGGGTCTTCGGGCACAGTGATCGTTTGCCCGTGCAGCTCATAGTAGTGCCGCCCGTTCTCAAACTCCTCACGGATGCGGCGGCTTACCTCGAACCTCAGATCCGGCGAAATGGTCACATACCCAGCGTCGAACAAACTATGGATGTCTCGTCGCAATAAAATGCCGTTTGACGCTTCGTGCACGCCACCATCCGCGAACGGTTGGATGTGCGCGGCGTCGAGCGCCGGCAATGTCTTCTCGCCAGAAATCGCGCATCGACGGCGATAGCTGTCCGTCACGAGTATCCGAAATGCACCCTGACCCAAGCGTGGTCGAACGAGCATCGGCTCACCATACCGCGCCTGCTGCTCACCGAAGCCACCGGTGGTCGGCGCAGCAACTGCTGACTGAACCGCCTCCCACAATCGGAGTCCGTCCGGATCATCGGTCGAGTACCCTTTGAAGGAAACGATGTTCTGTGCCCAGCTCTCGGGAACAGGTATCCAGTGCTCTTCGGCAAAGAAGAACGGCTGGGTCAATATTCTGCATCCGACAAGGAAATCGCTTCGATCATCCGGAGCAGCTTTGCGGTACTTTGCGATGCGCTTCCGCATCTGGGCGAAGCTAGCGGCACCATTCGCGTCTCCGAATGCCTCCCAAGCCAGGGAGCACGGCAACGCATTGGCGTATGCAAATACACCTCCGCCGACGATGAAATTCCTCGGCGCGTGAAGCTTGAAGAGAAACAATTCCCCGGGTTCGAGCGCTTTGAAGTTTGCGGCCGACGGCGCCCAGAAGTTGACCTCCGCAAGGCCAACCTTCTGGCGCAAGTGATCGAACCAGTCACCGTCGGTAACGGCGACAACTAACCGAACGCCCATTAACCTCTCCGATATTCACGAGCATACAGTGGCACAGCCGCTTTTGGTAGAATCCCGCCCGATTGCGCGGCTGATCCCCTATGTCCGCAACGCGCGGACGCATTCGGGCGATCAGATTGCGCAGATCGCGGGCTCGATTGCCGAGTTTGGTTTCGTGAACCCGGTGCTGATCGGCGCCGACGATGTGATTATCGCCGGGCACGGGCGCGTCCTTGCCGCCGAGAAGCTCGGTCTCGCCGACGTGCCGGTGATCGTGCTTTCCCATCTTTCGGAATCCCAACGCCGGGCGCTGGTGATCGCCGATAACCGGATCGCCGAGAACGCGGGCTGGGACGACGCTATGCTCAAGGCCGAAATCGCGGCGCTGCACGAAGATGCCTTCGATCTCGATCTGCTGGGCTTCGCCGAGGACGAACTCGGCCGCCTGCTCGATGGCCTCGACGCCAACACGGGCGGCGATGACGCGGCGGGCGGCGAGCAGTCGTCCAACATATCCAGTGCGACGCAACGCGCGACTCTTGCCGAGCGCTTCGGCGTTCCGCCGTTCTCAGTGCTCGACGCCCGCAAGGGCTGGTGGCAGGATCGCAAGCGCGCCTGGATCGATCTCGGCATCCGCTCTGAACTCGGCCGCGGCGAGGGCGCGACATATGGCGTCGCCGATGGCGTGACCGAGCCGGGCCTCAATCACTATCGCAACCGGAATAACGCCGTGCCCGGGGGCTCGCCTCGCCCGCTGGATCGCGGCTGGACGGGAAAGAAGGACAAGACCACCCATGGCTAAGGGTCTCGCCCGCACCTTTGGCCAGGATCTGATGCGCGGCGAGCACCAGGTCGGCACACCATCGAATGGCGGCGTGCTGATGCCATCGCACACGTCGGGTGATCCGAGCTTCTATGTGAAGAAGCGAGCCCGCGAAGCCGAGCTCGGCCGAGAACTGACGACGGAAGAATTCCTCGCCGAGCACTATGAAGCGTCCGACGCACCGACCGCTTCCGGCACGTCGATTTTCGATCCGGTCTTGTGCGAGATCGCCTATCGGTGGTTCTGCCCGCCGGGCGGAACCGTGGTCGATCCCTTCGCGGGTGGCTCGGTGCGGGGCATCGTTGCGTCAAGGCTCGGTCGCCGCTACGTCGGGATCGAACTTCGGCCCGAGCAGGTCGAAGCGAACTGCGCACAGCTGACAATTGCCGCTGAGCCGCTGCCGGAATGGCGCGTCGGGGATGCCCGCGATCTCGGAACCATCGCCTCGGATGTCGCTGCGGACCTGATCTTTTCTTGCCCGCCCTATTGGAATCTTGAACGCTATTCCGACGATCCAGCCGATCTTTCTACCATGGACGAAGCCGCATTCTTTGAGGCGCAGGCGTCGATCATCGCGGCGGCTGTAGCTCGGATGAAAGATGATCGTTTTGCGGTGTGGGTTGTCGGTGACGTGCGCGATGCCCGCGGCTTCTATGTCAACCTGCCGGGCCGAACAGTCGAAGCGTTCGAGGCTGCTGGAGCACGGTTCTACAACGAGGCGATCCTCGTGACCGCCGTCGGCTCGCTGCCGATCCGCACCGGCCGCCAGTTCACTGCGGCGCGCAAGCTCGGGCGCACCCATCAAAGCGTGCTGGTCTTCGTCAAAGGCGATCCCCGGCGCGCGACGGAAGCCTGCGGCGAAGTAGAGTTCGGCGAGATCGAAACCGAACTCAGCGCGGAGGTTCTATCATGACGCCGCCGATCGTTCGCGACCACGGCGGCGCACTAGTGATCCGGGACGATCTCTTCCCGGGCGGCACGAAAGCGCGGTTCATGCCCGTTCTTTTCGACGGCGCCCAGGAAGCGGTCTATGCCAGCCCAGCCGAGGGCGGTGCGCAGACGGCGCTCGCCACTGTTGCAAAGACTCTCGGCAAGCGGGCGACGATTTTCGTTGCCGCGCGAGCGAAGCTCCACCCGCGAACGCTCGAAGCAGCCAGACTCGGCGCGATTGTGGTCCCGGTTCGCCCGGGCTATCTCTCGGTCGTGCAAGCCCGCGCCAGGGACTATGCGAAAGCGAGCGGCGCGCGTCTGGTGCCGTTCGGCGTCGATCTGCCCGAAGCGATTAGCCGCCTTGCCGAAGCCGCGCGATCAACCGCGATCGAGCCCGATGAAGTCTGGTGCGCCGCTGGTTCTGGCGTGCTCGCCCGGGCGCTGGCGCAAGCTTGGCCGCGTGCCCGCCGCCATGTCGTTCAGGTCGGGCGCGAGCTGGAGGCCAAGGACGTGGCCAATGCTACCATCCATGTCTATCCGCGAGCGTTCTCGGAATCGGCCAATGTGTCGCCGCCCTTTCCATCCGATCCGCACTATGATGCTAAGGCGTGGGAGACGATGACGGCCCGGAGGGGTCCGGGCCGTGTTGCATTCTGGAATGTGGCGGGGCCTGCGAGGCGTTAATTCACGAAGCCTTCACTGGGTCGTAAATCGGACGGTCGCCGTATCTCCAATCGCCTGCGCGCCAGACCCTGCCGTTGTAGCTCACGTGCGCTAAGACGGCACCGTTTGCGTCGATGATCAGAGGCACGGGCGTCTTGCTCGCGCCCTCTCCGAACCGGTCGCGCGCAGCCATGAATATCCTCGAGGCCTCCTCAACGGAGGCGACGGGCCAGCTTCTGTTGCCGATGGCGATGAAAATCAAGGTCGAGGGAAGGGTCACTTGCGAGCCTCGATAGCGATGATAGCCAGATCACGATAACGCGCCATGGCCTTCGGGCTCGTCGAAACGGGATTGATCTCGATCGCCTTGAGGCCTTCGACATCGCCCGCCTCGGCAAGCGCCACCAGCTTGGCGAGCTTCGCCCGAAATCGCCCGTGCGTAGGCTTCGAGAAATCCGGCGCTGCCGGAAGCGTGCCTGCCTGCGCCTGTTCGATAATCGCTTTGCGCTTGCCGGCCTTAGCGCCACTCGGCGCCTGCGCCGGGGGTTGATCGGCCGGCGTCGGGTGCGAGTCATCGATCGATGGTTCTGCGGCTTCCGGCGTCGCTGTGCTGGCAGCCCGCCAGCCGAAGCGGCCATTGGCCGTCTTGAACACCTCGAACTGGCCGGCCTTCAGGCCGGCCCGAAGCGCACCGCGCTGGGCGTTGAACTTCTTGTCGTAGGTCGTGGCTTCGATGGTCATGGCGTTGCTCCTTTGCGCTGGGTTTCAGTTTGCGGTGATGAGGGCGGCGCGGCCTTCGGCGGTAACGCCGTAGATCAAAGGCAGGCGGTGTCCGAACGGGCTTGGATTTTCGGCGACAAGTCGCGCGGCTTCGATCTGCGCGGCTTCAAGCGTCGGTGCGCTCGCCCGCGCGTAGCGTCCTGTTCCGAGGAACAGGGCAACGTCGAAGCGAACTGCGCGGGCGAGCGTCTCTGCATTGGCGGCGTCCGCGGGATGAACTTTTCGGGCTCGTTTCATGAGCGATCTCCGTGGGTTAGGACGGGTCGCAGACAGCCTCGACTTCGAAACAGGAGCAACTGGTAAGTCGCTCTAATCGCTCAGTTTTTTCGGTTAGGAGCCCGTCCAGATGGGTCTGTCGCGAAGGGCCTATGCTCGCCATCGCGGCGTCTCCGACATGGCGGTCCGGAAGGCCATCGCCTCAGGCCGGATCGCGGTTGAGGAGGACGGCACGATCGATCCCGACAAGGCCGATCGCGCCTGGGGATCAAGCTCCGATCCAGCGCAAGTCCGCACTGTTTCGAAGCCAGCGCCACAACCGCGCGGAACCCCGCGTCAGGTTCCGATCGCAGCGGTTGAAGCCGTCCGTGAAACCTTGCGGGAGAGCGGCGAGCCCGCGCCCGCCGCCGGGAACATGACCTTCGTTCAGGCCCGTATCGCCAACGAGGTGATCAAGGCGCAGGAACGACGCATCCGGCTCGGCAAGCTTAAGGGCGATCTCGTCGATCGCTCGCGTACGGTCGCAACCGTTTTCGCGCTCGCCCGGCGCGAACGCGACGCATGGGTGCAGTGGCCGGCCCGCGCCGCGGCCTTGATAGCCGCAGAGTTGCAGGTCGATCCGCACCGCATGGAGCAGGTTCTGGAAAGCCATGTCCGACGCCATCTCGAAGAACTCGCCGAGATCGGCATCGAACTTCGATGAGGGTTTTGATGGTCGCGCCGAGATCATCGCGGCCTGGAAGCAGGGCCTCTCGCCCGATCCGGCGCTGACGGTTTCGGCCTGGGCGGATCGCTATCGGTTCTTGTCCTCGCGCGCCTCTTCGGAGGCAGGCCGCTATCGCACCGACCGGACGCCCTACATGCGCGGCGTCATGGACGCGCTGTCGCCCGGCAGTTCCGCCCGGCGCGTCGTGTTCATGAAGGCGGCCCAGGTCGGCGCCACCGAGGCCGGAAACAACTGGATCGG